AGAGAACGGTTAGAAGGTCTTTACAAAGAAGATGATTCCTGATATATAATGGGCGTATCAATCGCCCTTTTTTAATGAAAATTTTTCTAGACACAGCAGACACTAATATCATTAAAGAATATTTTGAAACAGGATTAGTAGATGGGGTGACAACTAATCCCACTTTGATCTTGAAAAGCGGTAGGAATCCAGAGGACGTATATCAGGAGATTAAAGATATTGGTGTAAAGGACATCAGCATGGAGGTCATGGGGACTGCTGATGAGATGTATGAAGAGGGACGTAGACTTGCTAAAAAGTTTGGTGATGTTGCTACAATCAAAGTTCCTTGCACAAGAGAGGGTCTTTGGGTCTGTAAGCAACTCTCCAAGGATCTTATCAATGTCAATGTCACACTCATCTTCTGTGCCGCTCAGGCAGTCCTGGCAGCAAAGGCAGGGGCAACATATGTCTCTCCCTTTGTAGGACGCCTAGACGACCAGTCAGTGGCAGGTCTGGAGGTTGTCAGATCCATCTCTGAGTTGTATCGTATCCATGGCATCAGAACTCAGGTTCTGTCAGCATCAATCCGCAGTGTGCAACGTGCCATCAGGTCATGGTATAATGGTGCTGAGATTTGCACGATGCCACCTAAAGTATTTGATCAAATGTATGATCATATTCTTACCGACAATGGCATGGAAATTTTTGAAAACGATTGGAAAGGAGTACAAAAATGATTTTTGAAGTTTATTCTCGTGATGGTTGCCCCTATTGCACCAAGGTTATTCAGGTGTTACAGTTAGCAGAGTTGAAATTTATAGAACAAAAACTTGGTAGAGACTTTACTCGTCAAGAGTTTTATGATCAGTTTGGTCCAGGTTCAACTTTCCCTAGGGTTAAATATGATAATAGAATCCTTGGTGGTTGCACCGAAACAGTTCAGTATTTAAGAGAGCAGAAATTAGTCTAATGGAACAAAACCTCAGTGACATCTTTGATTTAGTTGAACACGCTATTGATAATGCCTTTGAGGGACAAATGAATTTAAAATTTTATGAATATTTGAAAGACACTAAAATCAAAAAACATGAAGTTGATAATTTCATTGAGAGCACCACTGCTAAAGAACTTAGAGATCTTACACAAGAACTTGAAGAGTATATAAAAGGTGGTGCAGACAGTGAACACAAACAACTTCGTGAAGGTTATGGTCACATTCCTAAACCTCAAGCAAGAAAAATAAAAAATTATTTGTATGGTATTCTAGAGGACGCACGGAGGTATAGTGATGACCGAAGACCTGGAAGAAGAAAGAAGCAATCTAAATAACACAGATCCCCATATTAATCGTGGGGTAGAGTTGCTTCTACGCAACAGGAGGAGGAAACCAGAACGACCAAAAACTTTTCAGATAAAGTTTGGCAAGATGGTCTCTCTCTTCCGAAGAGAGATTGTACTTCATCTAAACTTCTATCTGGATATTAGGAAAAAATAATCTCTGGAGTAGAAAATGTTAGCAGTAACTCTCACCATTGGAACACTTGTTTCCATTATGTTCTTTTTTGTAGGAGGTGTGGTAGGATGGTTAGCAAAGGAGCACCAATTCCAAACCCAACCAGTTTATACACATCCAGAGATGTTTGATGCAAATGGAAATGTTCTCCCCGATGAAATTTTAGCAGTACGATTTGAAAACGATTATGAGTCCCTCGAAGACGACGACGAAGGTTAAACTTCCCCCAAACCCATTCATTCATGAAATCCTTGAACTTGCTAGTAAGCAACGTTCAAAGGCAAAGAAGATTGAAATTTTGAAAGAGTATGAAAATGATGCTCTGAAGACTATCTTTATTTGGAACTTTGATGATACTGTGATCTCCGTGGTCCCAGAAGGTCAAGTTCCTTTTAATAAAAATGAAGTCCCTGTAGGAACTGATCATACCTCTTTGCGACGTGAGCACAAGAACCTTTACCACTTTGTTAAAGGCGGTAATGATACCTTGTCCACCATTCGCAGGGAGACCATGTTTATCCAACTGCTTGAGGGTCTTCATCCTGAAGAAGCAGATATTGTTTGCTTAACAAAAGATAAACAATTGCAATCTAAATATAAGATAACTTATGATTTGGTCAAAGAAGCATATCCAGACATTCAATGGGGAGGTCGCTCATGACGGTTGAGGTAGCCGAACACAAACAGGAGCAAATGGAAAGTCAAAGTCAAGATGGAAAAACTATTAATCAATCTGACTATGGTTGCCAGATCCTTCTTGAAAAAACCTCACTTGAAACTGCAAACGATAAATCTTTTCCTACGGATGCCAGGTTAATCTGGTATGTTGTTGATGGTGTTGAGCATATTGATCTTACTCGTTGTGGTAAGGTCTCCAAATTATTTGACATGTATTATGACAAGTATGGAAAAGGTGCAGTTCAAAAAATTGATTTTGGTTTTGGATCTATCAATCCAAAACTCTGGGGTGTAAAACCAAAGAAAGAAAAGAAAAGAAAATGAATGAAGAGGAACTTAAAGAACAAATAAATTCTCTAATTCGTGATGAGATTCAAGATGTAATTAATGATTATGTCGATGAAAAAGATAATCAAAGTCAAAGCGGTCTTGGATTTGTTCGCTCTGACGAAGAGAAACAGTTGAAGATTAATGTCTCTCAGAATGAGATCGATAAAATCATCAAAGAATATAAGAAAATCAAGAAGAGTGAGAGATCAAATATATCTCACATAAAAAAGTTAGGATTGGTTGATAAACACGGCAACCCTTTAAAATAAATACACCAGCAGGAGTGTAGCGTATGCTTTCAACCCAATACCGATTGCGTCTAGAGGCAATTTGTGAAAGGATTGTCTCGGGTCAAGAGGTATCCTTGGATGATATGATCTGGTCCAATAAATTAGCAAAGGCAAACGCATCTGCTGCTGAGATTTTAAGAAAGGCAAGAAGGACTGCCGCTAATCCTGATATTCAGGAGGGTGGTCTTGATGATTTTATGATTCAGATGGGACTGGGGGATCCTGACCCATCTAATCATAGAAAGGGATTCCAAAATACTGATGACATTGCAGAATGGTTTCATCAAGAAAAGACTGATGATTGGAGGCAGAGAGACTAATGCAGGCAATAATTTATTCCAATGGCAGTCAAGAATGTGAGAGGGCAGAGAGTCTTCTTACAAGTGTGAAAGAAGAAGTAAAGGTTTACAAACTCAATAAAGATTTTACAGAAAAACAATTCAGTGCTGAGTTTGGTGCTGAGGCAGAGTATCCTCAAATATCCATTGGACTAGATCATAGAGGTTCTCTCAAGGAGACTTTACACTATTTGTTTAGAAAATCTTAAATTGTATCACAAGTTACAAAACTGCTTGACTAGATAGTACGTAGGGTCTATAATAGACCCATCGTTCATCCCACTTTTTGGGACGCAAGTAAGTCGCGGAACGGATCGTTCATCCCCTCGGGGACGCAAACGACTGAAGGAACGGGGACCACAAACCCTAACTTCAGGAGACTCACGATGAACACACTCAATCTCATCCGAAAGCAGATTCAAAAAGCATCTGCTCTTCATGACGCTCAGATCACACACACTGCATATCGTGGTGTTGTGACAAAGGTCACGAGCGTCAAACCAAGTGAAGTGCATGGTAAGTATACTTATCGTGGACAAGCTTATAAAAGGTGATTGACTTACACATTTAGTATGATATAATGGGAGGGTTACCTCCCATTTTTTTATGGAAAGAGAAAGACTTAAGTTGATAGTTAGAAACCTAAAACTACTTGTCGATGCTCTTGAATCAGAGGTATTCTCTGATGTTGATGCATACAAGCAAGAATCAAGTACCATCACAGATTACGACGAAGTTTATGACGAAGGAGACGATGACGGATACCCCGATTAAATTGATTAGTGTCACACCTGACGCTGAGAAACATATGGCATACTGTGCCCGCGTGAGCAACCCAGCAAACCAAGAGAATGAAAAGTTCTCCGGTCTGCTTAAATATTGTGTGAAGCATCAGCACTGGAGTATCTTTGAGCAGGCATACATGACCCTGGAGATCAATACCACCAGGGGCATAGCAGC